CATTCATCGTCTTCATTTTCAAGCAATGAATAGACATCCTTTGTCTTAATCGCTCTAACCATACGCTTTTCGCGCTTCTTGTCTAGATATTCTGAACGGCGCGAGTACGGGTTGTTGTTTTCGTAATCATCAAAATCGTCGTTCATCGTGCGTCTACTTTTGCTCATCTGGGAGGATACCTGGAAATGCTTCTCTTACTAGGGCTGGATTGATTCCCTTATACGGAATCTTCTTGTCTTTGATTGAACAAATCAAATCAGCATCTGCTGGGTCTAATGATTCGAGCAATTCAATGAAAAGCTGTTCACGCCTGTTTGGCTTAAGAGTAGCATGGCCACCCTTAACGAACAAGTACAACTTGCGTGCTTCTTTAAACAAGACGCTCTGCAAATCGACCAACGACGATTTAGTAAACGGAGGAGTTCCCTCCGGAAGCAACCATTCGATCTCTGGATGATATGCACCTTGAAGAATGGTGCGCAACGTTGAACTGTCATGCTGCTTAAGCAGTTCAAGCTTCTTTACTTTGTTTGGAGCCTTAGATACCAGTTCTAAGATCTCCGAGATACCTAATTTCACAAAAAGTCTCCTAGTGATTCAGTCAAATGTTTCAAACGCTTTGAGATAAAGAAAGACAACAAATCCTTCTTAGGCTTATTTAGCTGTTTTTCATGCTCTTCCAGAATTTTAGTTACATATTCTTCCGGAATCTTTCCTAGATTGATTAGATCATCGTTACGGAAATAATTACGTGGCATCTTAGAAGGCTCCATCGCCATGAATTCTTCCATGCGCTTCTTTGTCATAGGAGTCTGACGCTCACCTAGAACGAAACAATTGTCAGAAGATAGAATGTTTGGAATACCATCAGAGACGTCACCCTTGATAACATGCTCCTTCAGAAACGTATCAGGCGACTTACACTCGATAAACTTCTTTCGAGTCGGATCGTACTGCTGGACGTTAGGGTAAGTCTGAAGCTGATTGAAGTCCTTATCACCTGACAAAATCAATACTTTATCGAAGGTGTTCTTATTATGCACAAGCGTTGCAATAACATCGTCAGCTTCAACACGGTCAATATGTACAACAGCGTACGGGAAGTTGTCCTTGATCTCGTCACGAATAAGGTTCATCATCTTAAACAAATCAGCCCAGTTAATGATAGACTCATCATTATTCTTACGGCGATTTGCCTTGTAATAAGGGAATACATCACGGCGCCATGAATTAGCGCCATCTGCTGCGATGACCAACTCACCATGGGTTGCTCTGTATTTAGAATTTAGTGAACGGATTGTATTGAGAATCATATGTCGAACTAGGTTTTCATCAAGAGAAGCCGTAGTTCTTCCGCCAAGCTGCATCATGAGATTGGCAATCATAACCTGATTAAGGTCTAGAATCATCATTTAAATAACTGGTTTACTTTTCAATAATTGTTTCTGAATCAACAAAGGAGATATTAATTTGGTCGGCTATTGTGTATTCGTCAGATTCATCTTCCTTCTTAACTACAATATGCTCTGCTACTGTTTGGAATGGATGATATAACCCATAATATCGATGGAGCAGTGAATTTAATGCTTCCATTAAAAATGCGCCGTGAACAACGTCGTCTTCTGTGGTGTTAATATCTGAAAAATCAAATCCAGAAATTGACAGCCTCTCAAAAAGCATAGGAGAAATAGTCAACAACGTTTCCTGAATATGAAACTTTTTAACATCATCTACGGCTTGTTCGGCCTGTTTTTCAGTTTTAGGCGGCTCGTGATTACGAGCCGCCATAGCATTAATGGGAAACGGAATGACTTTTGCTGTCATTTTTTTCTTTCTATGTTACGCTATTACTTTGTATTTATATTAACCTACCTTATACACGAACATTTCTTTTTTAGGCTGTTCGATATCAACTGGCGTGTGCTTGATGGACTCTAGCAAACTACGCCATTCAACCAGACGTGGTGCCCATGAATAGAATGCATCTACGTAGTTCTTTTGATGCACAAGTTTATTTGTCTGAGTCTTATCTATTACAGACTGGATCGATACATCGAGCACATTGTAAAAAATCTGAGCATGTGTATTCAAATCTTCATGCCAGTTGTACATGTTTGTCCAATTAGCAGCTGTTTCGGGTAGAGCACCGTAATTTGGATGCACACAAAGAAGACCTGCAGACATTGCTTCCATTAGTGCAATACACGACGTCTCAAGCCAGATCGAAGGATACGCAAAGATATGAGACTCGCATAGCGCTTCACGAATCTGAGCATTAGGCACCGAACCATGATAGTTAATCTTAGGATGGTTCTTACAAGCATCGAACAAGTCCTTGTACTGGTCGTCTCTCTGTTCCCAGCCGTAAATCTTGAATGATGAAAATACGTCTAGCTCAATATTGTCGTACTTTTCACACAACTTAGCAAACACCGGTACCAGAATTTCTAGGCCACGATGCGGAGTCGATGTATAGATCAGCTTAATCTTTTCAGTCTGACGTGCACCAATATTCACCGGAATAGGATCAATTGCATTGAGCAACACAGTCGATCGTGAAAATGGAATATTGTACTTGGCCTGATAACGTGCCATCTGCCAATTTGAATTGTATACAATCTTGTGGTACTTACGCCAACCTTCACTCTTAAGATGTTCTGATTCTGGATCTTCCGGCAAATCCTGAAGCCAGAAAACACGGTGCTTAGTAGGATCTAGCTCTCGTGCACGAGACATGATAATCTGATACGGCTCAATGAAATCTTCGCCGAGACGGTCCCTAAGACCGTACTTCATAATCTCAGATCCACCCATAGCATTTGCTGATAACTCATCAGTAGCAATTGGCATAATATAATCCTTAAATCTTACAGATGATCTACAATTTGTACGTACGTGACCGTAGGTACTTTGAATGAACGCCAACCGTTCTTTTCAATATCCCAGGCAGCAATAGTATCAGGATTTTCACGGTGGAAAGTAGTTTCCTGCTCTTGCTCAGACATATACGACTTAGGAAGAAGCTCCGGCCGAAGTGTGCACTTCATAATCCTAGTTTGACCATCAGAAACCTTATTGAAGGTTACCTCAACGATGTTCTCGCGAAGGTCAGCAAGAATATCGTCTCTCTTATACGTTGCAATAGCCATAATTTAGTCCTTATTTTCAGTCAAAAAGCTTTTGTTAATCGATTCGTTTACATGCTTATCTACGGCTAGCAGAAGATCGGAATAGCCGCCGATATAAAATCCGTCAACAATCACAACTGGAAAGGTAGTTGCTGATGGATATGATTCTAGCAGTTGATTTCTGGTAAAATCAACGTCTAGCTTTTTCTCAGACCATAAAATGTTCCTATTGATAAGCAGATTTTTAGCTGCCACGCAATAGGAACAATCTAGTTTCGTATATAGTACTACATTCATTAGTGTTTAGCCCCCATGATGCTCTTAAATCTATCCGCACCGTATGAAGCTGCGAATGCGTTAGGTTTAACCATTGGAATTACATTACATGTTGCACGGATATAACCAATAGCCTGGGCCATAACACAGTTAGAACCCTGCTTTTCATCTGAGTTAATATCAAGATGAATTTCAAAATGACGGTCACCAATAGACTCTGCCAGCTGTAGATACAGCCCAGAAACCTTGTAAACCTCGTTCATAAGACGGAAACGTGGCTTGTGCTTGTTCTGATCATAATCACGTTCGGTAATGACCTCACCAAACAGCTTAGCGCCGCGGCAACCATCATAATGAACAACCACTACAAGTGCGTAATCAGCGTACCACAATCCCTTACGATTATAGCGTTCTGAATCTGATCCAAGGTAAATTTTTGTTGATAGCGACTGTTCTGAGATGAACTGTTTTACGCTTTCAATATCCATTTTCTTATGCATGACACAACTTCTATTTTATGATTTAATCCATAACCAAATTAACAACGTAACGATCACTATCGAGATAAATATGTATTCCATTTTCTAATCTATTTATTAGGATAATTGGTAATGATTACACACAAAAATAAGTAGTATAATCCTATCCAAATAACCGGGTTTAACAAAAATTCCATTACTTCTTACGGTTCGCTCTGGCCTTACGGCGCTTATTTGAACCAATCTTACGGCGACCCTTGCGCGGGCGATTCTTTGACGGATGCGGCATGTCACTTTCCTTAATAAATAAACTATGAATAACGAACAATTAAAATGGCTGGTTGCATTTGAGAATGGATGCTATTGTGAAATCTGTAACCATGGTTACTGGATTAAACAAGTCATTTCCACTAAAATAGTACCGTCGACACTGGTATTATACCACATAGACGGTGATAATGTAAACAACAATTTTGACAATATTAGCCTACGTTGTATTTATTGTGCAAAATATAGGCGTATTTCTAGAAAGATTCTTATGAAAAATCATAAGATCGAAATACTTGGTGGGCTAAATGGCCTACAGGGTAAAGTCTGGATAACTAATGATATCATCAATAAGTTCATGGACAAAGATGAAGCTCAGATATTCATTGATAACATGGGTTGGAGAAGAGGAAGAATAGGAACTACTACACCACCTTCTCCAGCTGGATGCAGAATCATATCTAATGGCTTTATAACCAAGAGAATTAAAAAGACTGGTAAACTTCCACCAGAAGGATGGTGGTACGTTTCACGAATGCCGCCACGTGTTAAGAAGAAGTCTGGCGATTTTTATAAGAAGTCAGATGATTCTTGCGCACCCGAACAATAATCCAAGCATTATACCATTGATCGGATTCTAGCACACCACATTCAAATTGGTACTTTGCTTCATAATACGAAGCGTCGCCTTTTGTTTTGCATAAGTGGATTATCTCTCTTCTAAACTTATCCTTACCATATTTTTCAACGTCAGCTGTTAACTCAGCCGATGATCCGTAATATGATTCCCAGTCAGACTCTAACTTAAGTCGTACTGCGCGTTTCTTCCCTTTTACCTTTTTCTTTCTAGAAGACCAGAACCACTTCTTACCAAGATATTTTCTATCGGTAACAGTGTTGGTAATGACATAGACGAAACCAAAGTTTTCGCCTATCATTGCGTATGGGAATTTATCGTTGAGGTATGTCCATTCCATACCTCTATTTATTGTTTAAAGAGACATGCTTTTGAAAGTATTTTCATTGACGTCTAGCTTAACACCACCGACAACATATGATGAAACCTGAACTTCCTGTGGAGCAACCTGAACCTCTGAACCAGAAATCCATTTCTGAACCCATGGCAGGGGATTAGAACCACCCTTGAAACTAGTAGACAATCCAACTGCTGTCATTCGCTTGTTGGCCAACCATTCAACGAAATTGCACAACAGCTGCTCGTTTAGTCCAACGATAGAGCCGTTTTTAAACAAGTATTTTGCCCAGAGCATTTCCTGTACAACTGCAGACTCATACATTGAAATACATTCCTTAGAAGATTCCTTT